CGCAATGCGGGGCTGCGTATTACTCCGGAGACTATCCGGGATGGCATCCAAAAGAGAGTATTCCCGTTCGGGGACTGCGTAATGGCCGAGGACGGCAAGAAAGTCAAATGGTGCTATATCTATAAGGCTTTGCTAGATCGCTGGATCGCCGAAAGAACGGTGAGCGCATGAGCATTGAAATGGGTATAGTGGCGGCAATCATTATCATTGGAACGGCCAAGGTTGCCGGATGGTTTATGCGCTTCCTTTCCTGGATGGAGGGAGAGCGGTGAAGAAACTGACACGGGAAGAGCGGCGGCGCCGGAGCCAGAGGCGGTTGCAGCTGATTACATATCTCCTGTTCCTGCTTCTGCTGCTGGCGTGGCTGGGAAGCTACCTGATTATGACGGTGGAGGCAGATCGGCCCGCCATGCACAAGCCGGAGCCCATCACGAAAGACGGCAGCCTCCCCGGGGACGATACCCCGGCCACCACTCGCTGTTATCTGACAGGGGAAGAGATGGAGGCCGCCGAAAATGAGCTGATCGAAGCCGCTTTGCTGGCCCGGTCTCACAGGCTGGAAGATGTGACCATCACCTTTTATTGCTGTGAAGGGCGGCCTCATATCTGCGGAACTGGGACAGGCATCACCGCCAGCGGCAGGCGTGTAACGCCCTATGTGAGCTGCGCCGTGGATACGGACATTATACCGCTGGGCAGTACCATCATGATCGAGCACAACGGCGGGATGGTGTATCTGAGAGCCGATGATACCGGCCCGGCAGTCAAGGGGGACCATATTGACATTGCAGTCAAGGGACACTCAGAAGCTTTATCCTTGGGCGTCCAGACGGCGGACATTTGGTGGTGTGAAGAATGAACGCACATGCGAAACGCCCAAGAGGCGAGTTAGGCCCCTGCCCAAGATGCGGATTGTATTCCGGCCAGCGATTGGCAATCGAGGGCAATCCGGATATGTTCCTGGTGGCCTGCGACGCCTGCGGGTGGAGGACACGGAAATATAAGGACATTAACCACGCGACAAGGGAGTGGAACCATGCGGGGGAAAATTAAATATCCAACATGCAGCCAGTGTGACCACGAGTTGAACCCGGAGCTGGAAGATGACTGCGAGAAGTATTACCTCGTTGGAGGCGAAATCTACTGTAAGTTCTGCTTCCAGGATTGGCTGCGTGATTTGGTGGATAATGATCCTGATATGTTGGCCGATGCGCTAAACATAATGAAGATATATGTGGAGGAGGGAGCATGAAAAGCAAAATTGTCCTGAATGTTTATCGTCCCGAAAAAGGAATGTGCGGCGTCGTTCGCCTGGACGAAGAAGCAGAACGGCTCATCAGGCAGCTCCAGCGGGAAACAGGGCTGTCTGCCAAATACATCGTTTCGCAAATTATTATCCAGGGATTTGACTTGGTTGAAATCAAGGAGGAAAAAGAGCAATGATCGTCAAGCCTGAAAACATGGATTTTTCTAAAAAGAACATCATTATGATCATCAGCGGTCTCCCCGGTGTGGGAAAAACCACCCTGGCACTGTCAGCCCCGGATGTTGTTCTGATCGACGCAGATGAGGGGTTAAGCCGGGTAAAGCCAGAGCACCGAAAGGATAGTTCCATGGTCAAGACCTATGAAGAACTTCTGGCTGACATTAAATCTTTCGAGGGGCGCTACAAGACGGTGGCAATTGACACCTGTGGAGCCTTGATTGACTTGATAAAAGACTGGGCTATACGGACGGAGCCGTCTGCCAGCAAAAAGTCCGGTGGATTTAGCCAGCAGGGGTACGGATTTGTCAAGACGGAGTTCCTGCGCCTGTCCGCCGAGCTGCGGAAGAAGTTCAATGTGGTTTTCTTGTTCCATGCCGCCAAGGATCGGCAGGGAGACGAGGTGTTTTACGACATTGTATGCGAGGGGTCCGCAAAAACGCTGGTCTGGCAACCTGCTGATCTTGGCGCTTACCTTCATATCGTTAATGGGGAACGTTACATGGGGTTCACCCCCACCATGAATTACAACGCCAAATCCGCCTATGGTATCAAGGGCCTGGTCAAGGTCCCGGAACTTGCGGATGGACAGCCTAACGATTTCCTGCTCCGTCTGTTCGCCCAGGTCAAGTCCAACATCGCTGCGGAGCACGCGGCTCTTCAGCCTCAGCAGGAACAGTACGACAAGACCATGATGGAAGGAAGAGCGGTTATCGAGACCATCCAGAATCCCGAGGACGTGACAGAGGCCACAAAGGCTATCAAAGGGTTATCTCACACGCTGACCAGTGAGCGAGAGTTAAAAGCAGCCCTAATGGAACGGATTAAAGAACTTGGGATTGCCTACAACAAGGAGACAAAAGCCTATGAATGGGCGAAAAGGCAATAAGTTCCTGCTGACGCAGAGTCTCCTATCATCCTGGCAGTACGCGCTGAAAAGCGGGGAGTGGGGTGAACTTCTTTCCACTCTCCGACGGGAGAAAAAGCCTCAGTCAAAGGCTATGCTAGACGGCATTCGATTTGAGAATGTGGTTCATGCGGTCAGCGAGGGGGCCCAGATCAGTCCGGAGCAGGAGTGGTACAAACCGATTGTAGAAATCTGTGAGATCATCACGCAGGGGCAGTATCAGGTTAAGGCTTCCCGGCCTCTGGTGGTGGATGGCGTGGAGTTTGTCTGCTTCGGAATCCTGGACTTTCTGAAAGCAGGGGTCATCTACGACACAAAGTTCAGCAAGACCTACCGTGTAGGGAAATACCTTGACAGCCCGCAACATCCCATGTACTTCTACCTCTGCCCGGAGGTTCGGAAGTTCGAGTACATCATCAGCGATGGGAGCTATGTGTACCGGGAGGCTTACCTTCCAGAGGACGCGGAACCCATTGAGACCACCGTGCGGCAGTTTATGGCCTGGATGGACAAGATGAATATGGTGGACCTGTACTGCCAGAACTGGAGAAGCAAATATTAAAAGATTTGGAGGATTTGAATTGTGAGTAATTGGGACAGCTATCAAAGAGAGGAACGTCCTCGCCTGACCCCCGGCGATTATCGGGTGGAGATCGTTAGTGTTGAAGAGAGGGAGAGCAAAAAGGGGAATCCCATGCTGGTGATCGGAGTCCGGCCTAATGGAAGCGACGTCATCATCAACCACTATATCGTAAAAAACGAGTATTTCAACCGGAACATGACCGATTTCTTCGACTCTTTTAACATTGACGACGGGGACTTCACCCTCCCCACCTGGATCGGTGCGGTTGGTGCCGCCCGGCTGAAAGAGGATGATCAGGGCTATCTGAAAGTCCACTATTTCATCAACAAGGACCGGGCAGAGAAGCTGCCCCCTTGGGAAGGAAAGCTCCCTGAGCGGCAGGAGCTGACAAAGATTGACGAGATCGAGGACGACGGAGATATCCCGTTTTAAGGCGGTGGGAGAATGCTGACCCACTACACGGATGCTGAAATCAAACAGAAGCTGAAAGAGTTGGTTGTCATAGCTGACAGCCGGGAGCAGGTTCACCAGCATATTATTTCATGGCTGGACAAGCACAACATTCAGCACAAGAGCCGTGCGCTGGAAACCGGAGACTATTCCGTCATGCTGGGCGACACCACCTTCGAAGACGAGGTTGTGGTAGAGCGCAAAGCCAACCTGGATGAGATTGCCGGAAACTTCACATCAGGCCGGGAACGCTTTGAACGGGAGATGATCCGGGCCAAGGCCGGAGGCATCAAGGTCTTTCTGATCGTGGAGAACGCCTCCTGGACAGACATTTTTCTTCATAACTACCGTTCAGAGCTAAAGCCCCAGAGTTTCGCCGCCACGCTTCTATCCTGGCAGGCCCGGTTTAACCTAACTATCACTTTCTGCAAGCCGTCAGAGACAGCGCAAATCCTTTACAGTACCCTCTATTACTGGGTGCGGGACAGGCTGAAGCGGGGGTGAGCGCATGAATATGGCCGCTGACATCAGGCGGATACTCACGGCCCAGCAGGTAGCTGAGTTCTACGGGTTTCAAGTTGGGCGGTCCGGGTTCATGAAGTGCCCGTTCCATCAAGGGGACCACACGGCCAGCCTGAAGCTTTACGACGGGGATGGCGGCTGGCACTGTTTCGGCTGCGGGGCGCACGGCTCAGTCATTGACTTTGTGATGCGCCTATTTGACCTGAATTTCCGCCAAGCGATACTCAGAATCAACGCGGATTTTCAACTTGGGCTGACAGAAAACAAGCCGGACCGCGCTGTCTGGTCTGCTGCTCTGGAAGCCCGCCGGGAGGAACAGCGGAGAACCGTTCAAGCGGAAACAAATTTCCGGTTTATGACCCGTGAATTTCACTATTGGAAGGAAATACAAGATGTATTTCAGCCAACGCGGCAAGAATACGTTGTATTTTACCATCCATTATATGTCGAGGCCGTCAAGCGCCTCCCGTATATCGAATACTGGCTTGACGACTTCATCGAGAAGGGAGGCAAAAAGCATTGGGGGACGTGCCCATTTACACAAGAGACGATTACCTGACAACAACAAAGCCGTTTGAATATCTCTATGCCCACAAGGACAACAAATTCGAGTTAAAGCAACTTCTGGGAGTTATGTCCGCTCAAGCGCAAACTGTAGGGATACGCAATCTGGCCGCGCTATTTAAGGCATACATAGAGACTGTCAGTGGAACAACCACCCCAGGATTCAACCGGACGGATTTCACCGGCCAGGAACTGGAGCTTGACTGTGGAAGCTGGAACGCCTCAGACACCGGGATTTACGGAACCGACAAACTGGGCTTTGAGATCGTGGCTTGCTATCACCCCATTATGCCAATACAGCGGCTGGTTAACGTGGACACCAAAGTTCACAAGGTCATGTTAGCCTACCGGCTCGGGAAACGCTGGGAGACGGTCATCGAGGACCGTAGCGTGGTTTCTGACAGCCGTTCCGTTATCAGCCTTTCTAAATATGGCATCATGGTCAACAGCGAGACGAGCAAAGCCCTAGTCCGCTATTTAGCAGACGTGGAACAACTCAACTACGACCTGATCCCGGAGGTCACCAGTGTGGGACGTCTGGGCTGGATCGACGGATACGGATTTTCGCCCTACGAGGAAAACCTGGTATTTGACGGAGAAGAGACATTCAGAACACGGTTTGAAAGCATTCAGGAGAAAGGCAGCCGTCAGGCATGGCTTAACTGTGTACGGGCTGTCAGGGCTGGGAAAACGCCCGGAAACGTGGTTGCCCGCATTGTTCTGGCAGCGTCGTTCGCCTCCGTGCTGGTGAAGCCATGCAACTGCCTCCCGTTTTTCGTCCACCTGTGGGGCGGCTCAGAAACGGGTAAGAGTTTAAGTCTCGTCCTCGCTGCCAGTGTATGGGCGAACCCGGAGATCGGCGTTTACATCCAGACGTTCAATGCCACGGAAGTCGGCAAGGAGCTGGGCGCTGCGTTCTGCAACTCTCTCCCTCTCATCATTGATGAGCTCCAGCTTGTCAAGGACAATCGTAAGGACTTCGACAAGATGATCTACCAGTTGTCTGAGGGTGTGGGGCGGACACGAGGACAGAAACAGGGCGGCCTTCAGAAAACACCTACTTGGCGGAACTGCATTATCACAACAGGAGAGTTCCCCATTATTTCAGCCAACAGCGGTGAGGGTGCAGTCAACCGAACAATTGAAGTGGACTGCCATGACACAAAGCTTTTTGATGAGCCCAAAAAAACCGCAACAGAGCTCTATTCCAACTACGGTTTTGCAGGGAAAGAGTTTGTTGAACATCTGATGGAAGAAGGCTCTCAGGAATGCGTTCAAAAGCTCCAGGAAGCCATGCAGGATGCATTGAAGACCAATGACACCATGGACAAGCAGACGGCCTCTGCTGCGCTTATATTGGCCGCCGATAAGTTAGCGGAGGAATGGATCTTCCGGGACGGGATTCTCCTTCGACCGGAGGACATTTCTAAATACCTCGTCTCAAAGGAGACCGTCAATCAGAACGCCCGGGCCATGCAATACCTGTACGATTTCATCAACATCAACCAAGCCCGATTCACGCCCGAAGCGGATACCCGCCAGGGCGAGATATGGGGAGACTTGGACAACGATTATGCCTATATTATCCGGTCCAAGTTTGATCAAATCCTCCAGGATGAGGGTTACAACGCCTCCGCTTTCCTGGGTTGGGCGAAAAATACAGGTAACATCATCTGTGGGAAGGACGGCCGTCCAACAATTGTAAAGCGGATAAATGGACGGCCTTGTAGGCTTGTTTGCTTGAAACTGCAAGAAAACGAGAACAATTTTGACGAATATGAAGACTCGCTGCTTCCATAGAAGCGTTACCCGTTACCGCTGTTACCGCATTTTCAGTATGTTTTATAAAATAAAAAAATTGTGTACGCAATATTTTTTGTTTTCCAAGAGGTAAAAAGTGCGGTAACACGGTAACAAAACCGTGCATCCGTTGTGGGAGTATAGGCGGAGGCGTTACCGCATAATGGTAACAAGCGGTTTCGGCGGTTACAAAAGGAGGAAACTATGTTCTTTGATTATGAGGAACAGGCAAAGAATCATGAGCCTGTCCCTGAAGAGCTTTCTATGTTTGACGAGTGTGGATATCGGATTTTGTCTGATATTTATGTGCTCTATCAAAGAGGGTCAATCACCAAAGAACAGGCGATTGATAAAAAGAGAAAGCTCAAAGCTCGTGCGTTGAAAGAAATCCAACTAGATAATTTCCGCGACAACACCGCCTATGAACGGGAAAAAATTTTACGGTTGTCAGAGCAGGCACGTATTAAGGCGCGAAAAGAGCCTACACAGGAAAATTGCCTTGCATTGATCGATACCATTGATGGAATTCTGAAAAACGAACTTCAACAGAACGTGATTCTTTCAGAGCACGGCGCCAACTGCCCTTGCTGCGGGAAGTTCTTCAATCAAGAGCACGCAACCAGAAAGCCGCGGTTCTGTGAAGATTGCGGAGCGATGCTGGTGTGGTGATATGGGCGAACTTGAACAATATCTAGTCCCCATCCGGCGGTATTCGGCCAACCCCATCAGCCAGTGTCCATGGCTGCGTGAGGAAAAGCCAGTACCGGGCTGGACGGCCAAGAAGCGGACGTTTGTTGTTGGGAGAAACCTGGGCGGCGTAAAGCATTGGGTGACTACATACGCCATCGAGAGCTGCCCCAATTTTAAATAAAACCATAGAAGGAACGACTATGGAATATATTTTATCCCTATCTTACGGAAAAGATAGTCTCGCGTGTTTTGGGGCGTGTGAAATCCTTGGTTGGCCCATTGACAGGGTTGTAACAGCAGAGGTTTGGGCCACCGATACCCTCCCCGCCGACCTTCCGCCGATGGTGGAGTTTAAGGACCACGCAGACCGGATCATCAAGGAGCGGTGGGGGATTGAGGTGGAGCATATCAGATGCAGGAACACTTACCAGGATATGTTTTACCGTCGAAAGAGCATAAGAGCAAAACGGAATCCAGGGAAAATCAGAGGATGGCCCATGAGAGGCGGACCTGGCGGCGCATGGTGTCAGGGGGATGTAAAGATGCCCACACTTCGGAAAATAAAGAAACACGGGGATGTTATATACTTGGGTATCGCCAGCGACGAACCGAACCGATTTCACAGCCTGTCCGACACTAAGAAAAGTCCTCTTGTAGAAGTCGGGTGGACGGAAGAAGATTGCCGGAAATGGTGCGAGAAAAATGACTTGCTTTCCCCGATTTACACCACGGCAACGCGAGGTGGGTGTTGGTGTTGCCACAATCAGAGTGTAGGACAGCTCAGGCTTCTTCGGAAGAGCTACCCGGATTTGTGGGCGCTGATGCTCAAATGGGACAGCGACAGCCCGGTGACATTTCACACAAACGGCCACACCGTCCACGACTTTGACAGGCGCTTCCAGATGGAGGACGATGGGCTGATCTACCAAGACGATAAAATTTTCCGATGGTCAATGCTAAATGAGGAGCTGAACTATAGATGGTTTTGAGCGACGAAAAACGCGCCCTGCTGGGCGGAAAAGAGGCGGCGAAGCTATGAGGGTATTGGTAGCGTGTGAGGAATCGCAGGAGGTCTGCAAGGCGTTCCGGGCGCTGGGGCACGAGGCGTACAGCTGTGATTTGGAGCCGTGCAGCGGAGGCCATCCTGAGTGGCACATCCAATGTGACGCGTTGGAGATGCTGAAAATGCAGTGGGACATGATTCTGGCGTTTCCGCCTTGTACATATCTGTCGAACGCCGGAGCAAAACACCTGTTCAAGGGGGGCGTTCTCAATCAGGAGCGCTATCGGACAGGGCTTGAGGCAAAAGCATTTTTCTTGAGGTTTCTGAATGCCGACTGCCCGCACATCTGTGTGGAGAACCCAGTATCCAGCAAGATTTATGAAATGCCGCCGCACACCCAGGAGGTCCAGCCGTGGATGTTCGGACACCCGGTTCAGAAAAAGACCCGCCTGTGGTTGAAAGGACTTCCTCCTTTGGAGCCAACTAACATTGTTGACCCGAAATGCAGCTGTCACGAAGCTGGAACATGGTTCATGCGAGGTGGGAAAGACCGACAGAAGAATCGGGCCAAGACCTTTCCAGGCATAGCTCAGGCAATGGCAGAACAATGGGGAGGAATTTGTAATGGATGACGTCAAATTAGCCATGCTCGGAAATAAAGATGCTGCGAAGCGGCTGACGGATGCGGGGGTGCTGGTGCCGTGCGCACATTGCGGAAATGACAATCACAATCGCATTGTTATGTCGTTCAAGAAAGATAAGAAAAAGCGTTTCGGTGAGTATTACGATGTCTGCACCATCTACTGTGAGTGCTGCACGGAGACAGTCCGTCAAGCTGGGTTTGGCAAGGATGTTGCTGCAAAAAACGCCTCACTGCTTTGGAACACCCGAGCGCCGATCCTGAGCGCGGAGGAATTAAAGAAATTGGAGGAAGAAGCATGAAGTCTGCAAAGATTTACACTAACGACTTGAACCGCCTGATTGCGGCTACAAAGTCTTTTGTGAGTGATAATGACCATCGACCTTGCAACCAATACATAAAGCTAGAGTTTCATGCGCCAGACAATCAGGTCGTGGCAATGGCCGTTGACGGATATCGGATGTCTGTAGAACATTCCGTTATCAGTGATTGCGACGAGGACTTTGTGGCGTTCATTAAGAGCAATACCAAACTCCGCAATAAGCAGTATGCAACCATCTCTCTGACCGAGGATGGGAAAGAGGCTGTAATCCGGTGCGGTGGGTTCTCGTTCGGATATATCCAGCCGCAGGACAGCGGATTTGAATGGGAAAAGGCAATCCCAACCAGCGAGGTAAAGTATCGAATTGGCTTCAATGGGAATTACCTTCTGTCTGCATTGCAAGCGGCGAAAGTCTCTGCTGACGGCAGTTTTAGGCAACCGGTCATTTTAGAATTTCGCAGCAATATTGAGCCGATTCTTCTCCGTACCAATAAGGAGGACATTAAGATGGTTCTTCCTGTTCGTATCAAGGAAGATTGAGCGGAGGAGATGGAGATGCTGGAGGGGATCAAGATGGAAGTGGAGATGGTGATGAAAAGGATGGAGGTCCTGAACGATGCGGATTGAGCGCAAGCGCTATGTGGTCATGCGGAAAAACAGAACAGAGGTCTGGTGCGGTCTAGCAAAGCATTTTAGTTTTCGTCCCATATCGGAAATAAGAGACGTTTCCGTAAAGACATATCGTTCTGAGGCGCAGGCTAGAAGCGGCTGTTCTTCGTGGGACAAAGACTTTGAAGTCGTTCCGGTAATCGAGACGATTGCGACAGAGGAGGCGCTGAAAGATGGAAGTACGACCGATTGACGGAAATATACTACGGAAATGGTGCGAAAAGATAATTGACCAAGCGTGCCATCCAGCAACCGTGCAGATCGGGGAGGTATTTCTGGACAAGGTGCGCTCTATGCCCACCCTCACCCCGCCGAACGAGCCGCTGACGCCGAAGCAACTGAGGGAGATGAACGAGCCTGTATGGTGCTCCTGCAAACCGATTGAAGGCGGAAACGGGTATTGGTGTTTGTGCCGGTATGGGAAAATTGTCACCCCATCAGGAAATATTTTTGACGTGGACAAAATTCCGCATTGGATGTTTTACCGCCGCCCGCCGGAGGGAGAGGAGGACGCATGAAACCGACTTGTATTACTTGCAAAGCTGATTGCCATAACGCCGGGACAACCTCCAAAATTGTGGATTGCTCACAGTACAAACCGGGGCGAGTTTTGACCAACGCAGACCGCATCCGGGCCATGAGCGACGAGGAGTTGGCGAGCATTTTCCTCAGAGCCGACTTTTGTAAGTGTTGTGAGCATGAAAAAGGCGGAGTATGCAATTTCATCTGTGCTTATCCAAACATTCCGATTTATGAAGGGTGCAGGCAAGCTGCATTGAAGTGGATGAAGCAACCAGTGGAGGTGGACACCTGATGGACTACGAAAAGCTTGTGGCTGAATTAAGAGATTGGTTGCCACCAGAAAGTGAGAAAGTCCCATACGGAGAACTAGTCGGCGCACCATATCCATACAACCTGCAAGGCCCATTGGTGTATGCTGACGAGGTATGTAACTTAGTGGAAGAAGCTGCGGATGCTATCACTGCCCTGTTGGATGAAAACGCTAGACTGAAAAACAGGAAATCAATGTGGAGGAAACTGTTGGAGGCGGTTAAAAGCGCCTTTGGCTGGGGGGACAAAGGAGAGGAGAACCCTGATGGATATTGAGAAGCTGATTGAGCAGTTGAAGAATTTAGAGGCTTGCGCCTATGGCTACCATATTAACGGCGAGGTCCTTGGGATGGATTGCTCTGATTTTGAACAGGTCATGGTAGATGCTGCTGATGAGATTTCCAAAGTTCCCACGCTCCAGGCCGAAAACGAGAAGCTGCGGGCCGGGCTGAACGACTTGCGAACCCAATGGGATATGTATGGAGGGGATGAAGGAATCACATCCACGTTTGCCGAGCTTGAGCAGGCCAGGGCAGAGATCACCCGTCTGAAACACTATGAGGACAAACGCCACGACTGCCCTATCGTTTGCGCCAAGAGGGAAATCATCAAGGCGCACGAGGAACTGGAAGCGGCGCAGAACGAACGGGATATGTGGAGAGAAGGTATGGAAGATTGCCAGCAATCCATTTTGGAGTTGGAGGCCGAGCTGGAGGAGGCAAAACGAAATCAATGTTTGGGCGCTGACTGTCCGTGGAGACATACAGCGATATAGGGAGGACTGACATTGAAATACAAAGTATCGTTTAGCGGGTTTGCTTATGTTGAGGCGGATTCTCCGGAAGAGGCAGAGGAAAAAGCTATGTACGAGGATAATGCTGTTTATGAGGAAAAAAAGTGTGAGTCCGTAGAAGAAGTAGACGAGTTTGCGGTGAGTTTGGAGGACTGACATGGAACGGTTGACTGTTTTTGACGGAGAATTTTGGATACACAAGAATTTCCCGCCTGTTGAGGAAGATCGGGTCGATGAATTTATCGATTGTGTGAAAGAACTCGCAGCTCGCCTCGCCGCCATCGAGGACATCCTGGGCGACGAGTACGACCTGGACAAACTGATGGAACTTGTTCAGGCCAAGCGGAAGGGGCGGTGCATAGTGCTGCCGTGCAAGAAGGGTGATACTGTGTGGCGTATCGTGCATGATGCAGCACCGCACATCACAAAAGACCGATGCACTGATATCAAGTATGAAAATAGAGATATATGGGTGCACTTAATCGGAGATAGAGTAATGGGCGGTTGGAATTTTGGCAAGCTATTATTTCTCACCCGCGAAGATGCCGAGGCCGCACTACGGAGGGAGCAGGATGGTTGATTGGGCAGTCATTAGGAGACTTGGGCTTTCCTTCCCTGGATGGTTCATCAACGCCCAGGGGGAGTTTATCGCCCACCAAAAGGCAAATGTGTATTTCAATATCAGCACTTGCAAGAGCGAACTGGATGTAAAGTGCAAGGTGTTGGAGTGGTTTTCCCGCGCGGCTTGTAAGTCCACGCCGTTTCGCCGTGCAGTAGATAATACAGCCCTTCATATTTTCTTCCTGAATGGTATAAATCAATATCTTGACACTAGGTTCAGTGTGGAGGATATGCGAGAGATTTACACTTATCTCGGGAACGCTTGCGACCATCAAAAAACGATCCGATTTATAGAGAGCGGCTATGATATGACCGTATTGGAGGAGCAGGATGGCTAAAGCCTACTATGCCTACGAGAAGGATATGGACTCTGCTACCATCGTTTTTGCGGACACGCCGTCTCAGGCAAAACAGATAGCGCGGACATGCGACTGCTGCGAGGGCGCGGAATACATCGACATACGGCGAGAAGCGTGGCCGTCATCCGAAGTACAGAAGATTTTTACTGGCGACTACCTCGGAGAATGGGGAGAGGATGAGGACGGTAACGAGTGCGTCTGCATCCTCGGCGTTGTGACCTATTGGGAAGACGAAGGGCGCTATGTATTGGCAGACGAGGATGGATTGTGCAACGACTGGACGCTGGAGGACGAGGCACAACCGGAGAATTGGCCCAATCTTATACACTGCGGCAACATCCACGACGGGGAGGGCGGACAGCATGACTGAAACCGAAGTAATCTCCATTGATCGTCACGGCCAGCGGAAGGAGTATCCGTCAATCAAATTTGCAGCAGAGGATGTTGGTGTTCGCCCCTGCCAGATTTCTACCGCCTGCGTTACCGCCCACCGCTGCGCGGGACGGTATTGGATCAAAAAGGAGGATATGGATGGGTGAGTTCCCGGAAAGGCTGAGAAGGCTTAGGGAGAGAAACAGACTGAGCAGATATAGGCTTTCTGAGCTGTGTGGGATATCGTCTGACCAAATCAGAAGATATGAACTTGGGAACAGAAAACCAGGGACGGACGCTCTGGAGGCAATAGCTGATTATTTTGAAGTGTCAACAGATTACTTACTTGGACGAACAGACTATCCATGCGTAGTTAAACCTTTATCGTCTCATAAGAAAAATTGAAAATTCCTCCTTTTTGAGGAATTGCCAGTTGAACTTATGCGACAATGGAGCATGAGGGAGTGACATCCCCATGCTCCTTCTTTTCCTCCCCTTTCGGGCTGTGACCAACCACGGCCCAAAGGCCAACCCACTCCCCCGGCGGGGTATCTAGTGAGCAGATATTAAACGGAAAGGAGTACCTCTCTTGTACGTTTCCTGCCGGGGGACTCCCTTCAAATATGCCGCACGAGCGTATCAGCCCACGATCAGGGCCGGAGGGTCGCGCCCTCCATGCGGCGCCAAATAGGGCGTGCCTGTCTCGCTGAAAAGATGGGAGGGACGGGATCGGGGATGCAAACAAAGATAAAGCGTCATCGTATTGGAGAAGTGTCCAGCAAGTACGGATACAATCCGGGACAGTTTGACCAAGACCTGGAAGCCCGTAAAGCCCGCTCAGACGCGCTGTGGGCGGATTTTCTGGGATGGATGAAAGGACACGAGATAACCCCTGACGAGGCCAGAGTGCTGTTCAGGAGGCTGTTTGAAGAGTATTTGAAGTAGGTGAGGTGATATGCCGAATGAACAGAACCTTATACCGATGGACCAGAGAAGCCAGAAGGAAGCCAGAGAGCTGGGCCGAGAAGGCGGTCGTGCATCCGGCGAAGCCCGCCGACGCAAGAAAAGCCTGAGAGAAGCGGCGGAATTATACCTGTCTCTGCCGGTTTCCGACAAAAGAGCATGGAACAAATTAGCCAAAGATGGCGTTGCCCCAGAGGATGTGGACAACCAAATGGCGATCATCGCCGGGCTGTCCATCAAGGCCGCTAAAGGAGACGCCAAGGCGGCAAAGGTGCTGTTTGACCTGCTGGGAGACCAAAGTAAAACGGAGGACGAGGTTAAGGTGGTAATCGATGTCTGAAATCAGATTGTCAACAGTCCTTGGCCCAGCGTTCCACTTGCTTGCTCGAGATGTGTTCCAACATGGCCACACTCATTATGATCTGTCTGGTGGGCGCGGCTCTCTGAAGTCATCTTGCGTTTCGCTCCTTGTTCCGTTGATTCTATTGACCAATAAAGGGACACATGCGCTGGTCCTGCGCAAGGTTGCAAACACCATTCGAGACAGCGTATATGCTCAATATCTGTGGGCCATTGGCGAACTTGGAATGGCGGACTATTGGGAAGCTAAGGTCCAGCCGATGGAACTGATTTATAAGCCGACAGGACAGAAGATTATGTTTCGTGGCGCTGATGACCCCATGAAGATCAAGTCTATCAAGGTGCCTTTCGGATATATCGCCGTCACCCACTTTGAGGAAAAGGATCAGTTTGCAGGGCGGGCGGAAATCCGAACCATTCTTCAATCCACAATGCGTGGCGGCTCTAAGTTCTGGAACTTCGAGAGCTACAACCCGCCGATCAGCCGGGACAACTGGGCAAACAAAGATAGCCTTGAAGAGAGAGCGGACAGGCTGTGTCATAAATCCACATACTTGGAAGCCCCGCCAGAGTGGTTGGGGGAACAGTTCCTGCGAGAAGCGGAATACCTCAAAGAAACGGACGAGCGGGCATATCAGCATGAATATCTCGGGATTCCGGTTGGTACGGGCGGGAATGTCTTTGACAACCTGGAACTGCGAGAGATTACCGACAAAGAGATTGCTTCCTTCGATAAGATTTACCAGGGTGTGGACTGGGGCTGGTTCCCTGACCCTTTCGCTTTTATCCGCCTTCACTACGACCGGGCACATGAGACCATTTACATGATTGATGAGATATGCCAAAACAAGCTGACAAATGAGGCTAGTGCGGGCGTGATTTTGAAGCGCGGATACAAAGACGCTTATATCACTTGCGACAGCGCGGAGCCTAAGTCCGCCGCAGATTTCAGAGCCATGGGACTCCCCGCCAAGGAAGCAATAAAGGGGCCGGGTAGTGTGGAGTACGGTATGAAGTGGCTGCAACGCCGAAAGATCGTTATTGACCGCCGCAGAACGCCACATGCTTATGAGGAATTTGTGAACTATGAGTATGAGCGTAATAAGGATGGAGAGATCATCAGCGGGTATCCTGACGAGAACAATCACCTGATTGATGCCACACGGTACGCTTTGGAGCGAGTATTCCGAAAAATGGGAGTAACAGCATGAACATTATCGAAAAACTGAAAGAACTTGGTTACTCCACCGTGCCGGAGGAGTTCTACACGAAGGTGCAAGAGTGGAAGTCTTGGTATGAGGGCGACGTGAAGGGGTTCCACCGTTACCGGGTACGAAACGGGGCCGGGATGGTGCGCTGCAAGCGGTACACCCTCAACATGGGAAAGAAAATCCCGGAGGACTGGGCAAATCTTCTCATGAATGAGAGGGTTGAAATCACTCTGGATGGCACAAAGGAGCAGGAGTTTATTGACCGGGTCCTGAAGGAGAACAACTTTCGCGTGCGCTCCAACGAGATGCAGGAAATGGCCTTCGCTCTTGGAACGGTGGCTTTTATCCCCCGCGTGGTGGGCATGGGGGTCACGGAAGCGGGCCCGGTTCCTGGCAGCGCCACAGATATCGTCATCGACTACGTAACGGTGGAGCATATCTGGCCCCTGTCCTGGCAGAATGGCGTTATTACTGAATGTGCCTTTGACAGCATCGTCAACGTAAACGGGGAAGATTACTGCTATCTGCAAATCCACCGGAAGGTCGACGGCCTGTACAACATTGAGAACCGGCTGTATACATATCGGAATCAGAACGTAGATACTGAGGTAAAGCTGACCTCCGTGCAGGGCTTTGAGAGGGTGCCCCCTGTTGTCCACACCGGCAGCGACCGGAGGCAATTCGTCATTGACCGGCCTAATATCGCCAACAACTTCGATTACTCCATTCCACTTGGGATTTCGGTCTACGCTAACGCCATCGACAGCATGAAGGGCGTAGATATTGCTTTTGACAGCTACGTCAATGAGTTCGTGCTGGGGAAAAAGCGGGTGATGGTCAAGCCTTCCGCACAACAGTATTTGGACGGGGAGCCGGTTTTTGACCCTGATGATCTGGCCTATTATGTGCTTCCGGAAGACATCGAGGGCGGGGCCATCATTCAGCCCATCGACATGAACCTTCGGACAGCGGAACACACCCAGGGGGTGCAGACACAGCTTAATCTGCTGTCCAGCAAGTGTGGTTTCGGGGAGACTTATTACCGCTTTGACGGTGGGAACATCACTACCGCCACCCAGGTCATCAGTGAAAACTCCACCATGTTCCGCACCATCAAGAAGCATGAAATCATTCTGGAGAGCGCCATCAAAGAACTGTGCCGGATTATTCTTCGCTTGGGCAACACGGCTATGGGGGCCGGATTGCATGAGGATGCGGAGGTCACCATTGATTTTGACGATAGTATTATCGAGGACAAGACAACAGAGCGCAATAATGACCGCCAAGACCTTGCGGCGGGCATCATGAATGACTGGGAATACCGTATGAAATGGTACAACGAGGACGAGGCCACGGCAAAGAAGATGCTGCCGAAGATGGAGGATTTAACAACTGAACCACAGGGTGATGTTGAATGAGATATCCATTTACCCCGGAGGTGCTTGACGCCATCCCAGAAGAGCTTGCAGAGCTATACCGCAATCTTGAAAACACGCTATTAGAGGAAATTTGTTCTAGGCTCAAAGTATCAGGGGAGCTAAACGAAGTAACGGTGCTGGACATCCAAGCACTCCGGTCTCACGGTATCAGCCAACAGGAGATTGAGCAAGCAATCAAAAGAACGACCAATATCGGCGAGAAAGAGCTGAATAAACTATTTGACGATGTTGTAGAGCGGAACCAGAAGTATTACACATATCTGATTGATCGTTCAGATGTAACAGCGCCCAAAACACTGTTGAGCATCGAAGATACCTATGCCATTTATGAGCAGACTCGCCAAACATTCCGAAATATTACGCAATCAATGGCTTTCCTACTGGACAATGGAAGGACATTGCTCCGGCCTGCAAGTGCTTACCAATGGGCACTTGATAATGCCGTGTTGCAGATACAGAGTGGAGCAATCAGCTACAATCAGGCAATTAGCGGTGCCGTGAAACAGCTTGCAGACAGCGGCATCAAGACGGCAGAATACAAAAGCGGTCACATGGACCAGATTGACGTTGCAGTCCGTCGGGCAATTATGACTGGTATCAATCAGCTTTGCCAACAGTATTCGGAGCAAGGCATGGATTATTTGGAAACTGATCTGGTTGAGGTCTCCGCTCATATCGGAGCGCGGAACACCGGAACCGGGCCGGAAAATCACGAGAGCTGGCAAGGGAAGATTTACCGATGGAGCAAAAAACCAAAACAATCCAGTGGGAGATATCCTGATTTTATCGCTTCTACGGGCTATGGTACTGGATCGGGCCTTGGAGGCTGGAACTGCCGCCACCACTTTTATCCGTTTGTTGAGAGTGTTATGGAGCCGACCTATTCAAGCTCTGATCTGAACGCGATGAAGGGGAAAAATCGGGAGATATCTTTTGAGGGCAGGCAGTACGATGGATATGCGGCCACTCAAAAGCAACGCCAAATAGAACGTACCGTCCGCAAGCTGAAGCGGGAACAGACGGCATACAAGGCCGCAGGGCTGGAAGAGGACGCTCAATCGGTGACAGCCCGCATTCGGCGGCTAAACGCAGAATATAAGTCGTTCAGCGAGGCGGCGGGGCTGCCTTTGCAGCGGGAGCGGATGAAGGTTACCTATACCGATGTGGCATCTGAGCAAATGGCTTCAGCCCTCAAAATACAGCGCGATGCGGAAGCACCGATCAGGCAGGCAATCCAAAGCGGTGGGTATCCGTTGGAAATCAATCCAGAGAAACAAGCGCGGCATATGGCTGGTATGGCTATACCGGGTAGAAGTGTAATAACGGTTTCTATGGAGGAGTTACAAGCCATCATAAACGCAAAGGCAGGTAGCGGGAAAATCAATTTTACAGATGATTTTAAAAAGTGGAAAAATACAGAAATTATTGACGCCGGGAAAGAGATTGGATATACAATCAATAGAAACGGTGATATAATAATTGCAAGAAGCATCAAAATCCATTATAGCAAAAGCGGAACTCATGGCGTTCCATTTTCTGGGAGGTGGAAAAAATGATAATTGAAAATCCTGAGATTTACTTCGGAAAGGAAATTAAAGTTTTTTCCACAAGCGGGCGCATGACGATTGGGGAGCTTTATGGGTATGATTACGACTTCGACGATGATGGAAATGAGTTTCTGGAGTTCGATGTGGAGAATGAAAACGGTTTGCTGATCGGATTTACGGAGGACGAAATTGAACGCATCGATATTATTGGATGATAAGGCGAAATGCGTAATCGAAGCACTTCTATCAAAAGGCAACCGCGTTGAGTTGATTCCCGTAAAAGATGGTGTTAAAATCATACATATTAAACGGGAGGAAATGAAGCTGTGAATAATTATATATGTCATAAATGCGGTGGACTTTTGGGGTATAGAACAACTTTTGTTGGTGGATCAGACATGCCCTATACAGAAAACGAAATGTATTGTGATCGATGTGGTATTCATCTTAAAGGCGATGCTGTTCCACGAGAGAAAACAGAGGATGAATTGGAACGGCTATATCAAGAATTGAATAATAACTAAATATTGCTCCCGCCTCTAAGCGTTGAGGCGGAAGACCCGAGCGTGGGTAACTGACTACGAATTGTAGTTGGTTGCCCACGCTTTTTCTTTTGTATCCATGCCGAGAGGCGTAAAACCGCAGGGCGACGGCCCTGACAATAAACGGAGGTAATACCATGAGCGAACCTATCAATACCCCTACCCCGGCCCCTGCGCCGGAGCCCACGCCTGAGAAAACCTTCACTCAGGCGGAAGTGGATGCCATGATCGGCAAACGGCTTGCAAAAGCCATGAAGGGAATGCCCAGCGAAGAGGAGATGACCGCCTACCGAACCTGGAAGGACGGACAGGCTGATGAAAAGACGCGCTGGGACAAGCTGACCGGGGAGCGGGACACGCTGGCCGGGAAGCTGACTGCCGCGGAGGCAGAGCGGGACCGGCTGAAGCGGGACCTGTACCTGGCCCAAAAGGGCCTGACCGGCGAGGAGGCAGAGTTTATCGCCTTCAAGGCCGGGAAGATGGTGGACGATAAGAAAACCTTCGAACAGGCCGTGGACGAGCTAACCACTGATCGCAAAAAAACGACGTTTGATTGGACTGCTCCTGTGGGCGGCGGAAAGCCCAAAACAGGAGAAAACGACGTAATGAATGCCCTGATTCGGGGCGCACTGAGATGAAAGGAGAACCTAAATGGCTGTTGATATTATCGACAGAAGCAAACTTTCCGGGCTTATTCCGGAACCTATTACTCGTGAGATTATCCAGGGTGCAGTAACGGAATCCGCTGTGCTGCGGATGGCCCGTCGGCTGCCCAACATGACCAGTAAGACGCAGACCCTCAATGTGCTGGATGCTCTGCCCACTGCCTACTTCGTCAACGGCGAGGCAACAACTGGCGCAGCAGATTCCAAAGCGTCTCTGAAAAAGACCACCAACATGGCGTGGGACAAGAAGAAAATCTACGCCGAGGAGATTGCTGTCATCGTCCCCATCCCCGAGGCGGTGCTGGATGACAGTGACTACGACATCTGGGGCGAGGTGCGGCCCCGCCTTCAGGAGGCATTTGGCAAGGTTATCGATGCGGCTATCCTGTACGGGACTAACAAGCCTACTTCCTGGCGTGATGGTCTTGTTCCCTCCGCTGAAACCGCCGGTGCTGTTGTCCCTGCTACTGCTGATATTTTCGCAGACATCATGGGCGAAGGCGGCGTGATTGCGAAGGTGGAGGAGAGCGGTTATATCCCCAACGGTGTGATGGCCGCTATCCAGATGCGTGCCAAGTTGCGTGGCTTAGTGGACAAGAACGGCCAGCCCATTTTTAAGACCGACATGCAGGGCGATACCCGGTATGCGCTGGACGGCATGAGTATGTACTTCCCCGTTAACGGTGCGTATAACCCCGCTGAGTCCCTTGCCATCGTGGGCGACTGGAGTCAGCTGGTCTACGCCATCCGGCAGGACATGACATTCAAAATCTTCGACACTGGCGTTATTCAAGATCCAGCTTCCGGAGAGATTGTATATAACCTCCTTCAAAACGACATGGTGGCCCTCCGCGCCGTCATGCGGCTGGGCTGGGAGATTCCCAATCCCATCAACGCTTACAACGTCGAGGATAGTCATGCCTTCCCCTTCGCTGTGTACGCTGAGGCCACCGGTACCATCAGCGACGTGAGCATTACCCCGGCATCTCCCTCTATTGCCAAGGGGGCCGGACAGCAGTTTTCCGCTACTGTGACTGGTACTGGCGGCCCGTACAGCACCGCCGTTGACTGGAGCGTGACCGGCACCTCCGCCCTGAAGGCGGGCACCAAGATCAGCGCCTCCGGTTATCTGACCACTGACGCAACGGAGACAAATAGCTCCCTGACCGTGACCGCCAAGAGCAAGCAGGACACCGGAAAGACCAAGACCGCCACTGTCACTCTGACGGGGGGTTAATTGAGGCCGCTGTAATGTCCGCATCAACGGTCTCTAAACCACGCAAGCGGACCACAAAGAGCTAGGAGGGCTCCTGATGGCTTACGCAGATTATCAGTATTACAAAAATACATACCTGGGCACCGCCATTCAGGAGACCGACTTCCCGCGCCTCGCCTTGCGTGCAAGCAGCTTTTTGGACTATTACACGCAGGGCCGGGCGGGCCAAAATCAGGACGTGAACGCCGTGAAGATGGCCTGCTGTGCCGTTGCAGAGCAGTACCAGAGTATCGACCTTGCCCGGCAAGCGGCTCTGCATGCCCTCCAAAACTCCGCAAACGCTGGAGAGGCTGGGGAGCTGCAAAGCCAGAGCGTTGGAAGCTGGTCCAAGACATACCGGAGCGGAGGCGAGAGCGCACAGCAGGCCACGACAGCGGCACAGGCAGCACAAGCCTCTCTTGCATCTGTTGCAGCGCAGTATTTGTCCAGTACGGGCCTCCTGTATCGTGGAAGGGGGTGTGGCTGTGTTCCCCCATGTTGTGACGCTCTATAACGTGGTGACAGAAGAGGACCCTAGCACTTTTGAGGAAACAACTACAAATCATATTACCATTCTGCGAGGAGTTCTGCTGGATGCTGTCAAGGCCAAAAACGTTAACGAAAGCGGTTTGGTTGGAGCGGATGCAGTCAACCTCTATATTCCGACCAGCGTTGAAGCCGTAGACGGGGTGACTGGTGAGCCAAAGCAGTATGTAGGGCCTATTGAATTTTGGCGGGCAGAGGACAAGAGCGGGCTTTGGACGCTTTCCACTGGAGAAAACACCTTCTTTGTAAAAGGAGAAGCCGTTCACCCTAATTGGTCTGCTCAGAAGATCGATGCCGCATACGATGATGTCTACAATGTCAACACTGTGGATTTCAAGGACTTCGGCGGAGAGATGTCGCACTGGGAAGTTGGTGGGAACTGATGTTTAGCTTTGATGTCAGCTCCAATATCGTTCCAACTGTGGCGGGGAATTTGGAGGCAGCAAGCGAAAAGGCTGTTTATGCGATGGCTGTCCAAGCGCAAAAGGATACATCTCCATACGTTCCGGCATTAACGGGCAATCTCGACCGAAGAACAAAAGTAGAGGAATCCAGGATTATCTATCCTGGCCCACAATCTCGCTATTTGTACTACGGCAAATTGATGATAGACCCGGCAACAGGCAGCAGTTATGCATCTTACGGAGCGACAAAAGTTCTCACCGACAAAGACCTGGTTTTCAACAAGGCAATGCACTCACAGGCGCAATCGCACTGGTTTGAGGCGAGCAAGGCGGAAAACAAGGGCAAGTGGGAGCGAGTTTTTGGAAAGGCGGTGAAGCGCTATCTTCGAGGATAAAAAGCAGAAAATTTTGGCGTCTTCGGAGGAAGTTGACCGCATTTCCCGCTCTATGCTGGTGTGGGCCAATACTTTTCCGGACAAGCCTGTGACAGTTATTAAGTATGAGTTCCTGGACATCGATGATGCCGCCGGAGATGATGCGGCCATGGCTCTGTCTACTATCCAAGGAACGTACATCACCCAGCAATATATCATCGGCGGGTATCAAGCAGAATACCAATTCAAAATCATCTACCGGATAAAGCCGGGAACAAGTAATGACAAACGGCTCCAAGCAGACGAAATGCTGAACCATTTTGGTGATTGGGCAAGGACCCAGCATCCAGATTTGGGAGATGGCATTAACGCTCTAAGGGTTGAGTCGACCACACAATCCTCTAAGTTCGCGGCTTATGAGGACGGCTATGAGGACTATCAAATTTTAATGAGACTGGCCTATGAGGTCAATGTCTGAAAGGAGTGAATACTTTGGCAGATTTGGAGTTTAACACCACAGAAGGGCGCACGATTGCCCGTGAACTGCTGATTGCATATCTGAATACTGGAACACCGGAGGAACCTGTATGGTCCGCCATTGGAAAGCGCGTTGAGGAGTCCGATGAGGAAATGGACTGGTCCGAGGAGTCTATCAAGGACATTTTTGGGAACACCTGGACCACACTCACAAAGCCCGTCATCACACAGAGCTTCGACCCTATCCCTCTGGATGCAGGGGACGTAGCGGCGGTGAAACTGTGGAATTTGGCAATCAAGGACCAGGACGCACAGGCCCTGGCAAATCAAGATATGCTGATCGGCCACTACTACGCAACATCTGGCGAGTCCAATTTTGCGGAGCGGTACAGTGGCGCATCCGTGTCTGTAACGCGAATTGGTGGCGCTGGCGGCGGAAACCTGGAAATTTCTTGCGACATTACATACGGCGGCACCAGAACGCTTGGGACCGTCACCAATAGCGCAGGAACTGTAACCTTTAAAGCAGACGGAACGGCCTAAGGACAAGAAAGGGCACAGTACAAAGGAATAGTGCTGTGCCCCCTTTTTGGAGGAATTATGCAGAAGATCACATTTGATACGGGCATTAAAACCTATCAGATCAATGAAAGCGGCGTTTTGCGGTTTAACCCATCTGACCCAAACCTGTACAAGCGGTTCAAAGACCTGCGTGTGGAAATTGAGCAAATCCAAAAGGATTATAATGATCGTTCAAAATCTGCAGAGACCGGAGAGGATGCCATTGACCTGCTGGCGGAGTATGACGCCCGCGTAAAAAAGTCTCTCTCCCATGTGTTCGGTGAGGAAAACGACTTTGATAGCATCTTGAGCGGTGCGAATGTAATGGCTGTTGCCAGTAACGGGGAGTTAGTCATTACCAATTTCTTGGATGCCATGGTCCCCGTCGTTGAAGACGGTGTTAAGACCTATGCAAAGATGGAGGCTCAGAAAGCCGTGCAGGAGGCAAGGAATAAATGAGATGGACACTCCCGGTCAATCTTGAAGTTGGTGGAAAAGAATATGCAATCAACGCCGATTACCGGGATATCCTGAACATCATTTCCAGACTTAATGGCGGCGAAAACGAGTTTGTAAAGGTCTATGTGTGTTTGGCCCTGTTTTATCCCCAATTTGAAGAAATGCCGGAAAGTGATTATCAAGAAGCGATTGAAAAGCTGCTTTGGTTTATCGCCTGCGGAGAAGAACAGGAGGATAAAAAACGGCCAAAACTGATCGACTGGGAGCAGGACTACCAAATGATCGCCGCCGACATTATCAAGGTGGCCGGGCATGATGTTAGATCGGATTCTTTCTGTCATTGGTGGACCTTTGTTTCTTACTTTATGGGCATTGGGGAAGGGCGGCTTTCCGCCGTTGTTTCCATTCGTGACAAGCTCCGGAAACACAAAAAACTCGAAAAGTGGGAAAAGGAATTTTACAACCAGAACCGCTCAAAAGTTGATCTAAAGCGGCATTACACGGAAGAAGAGGACGAACTTCTGAAAAAACTGCTAGGGAGGTGAGAACATGGCGGCAGCAGATGGCTCTATTATCATTGATGTTCGAGCAAACACACAACAGGCGACAAGTGCGTTGACAAAGCTGGCAAAGTTGGCTGCAACGGCCTTTGCTGTTGATAAAATTATTGACTTTTCCAAACAGGCTATCCAGCTTGGAAGCGATGTTGCGGAAGTCCAGAATGTTGTCGACGTGGCCTTTGGCGATATGTCCAGCGCCGTTGACGAGTTTGCCCAAAACGCCATCACCAACTTCGGCATGAGCGAGCTTGCGGCCAAGCGTACCGCCTCTACATATATGGCAATGGCAAGCAATATGGGCTTGTCGCAAGCAGAGGCGGCAGAGATGTCCTTGACACTCACCGGCCTTACAGGTGATGTGGCATCTTTCTACAACATCTCTCAGGAGCTGGCGGACATTAAGCTGAAATCCGTCTTTACGGGTGAAACGGAAACATTAAAAGACCTGGGTATCGTTATGACCCAGGCCAACCTAGAAGCGTTTGCGCTGTCTCAGGGCATCACCAAAAGTATTTCCGCAATGTCTCAGGCGGAGCTGGTGACTCTGCGTTATAACTTCGTTCTGGATCAGTTGTCTTTGGCCTCCGGCGACTTTATCCGGACGCAAGACAGCTGGGCAAATCAGACACGCATTCTCTCTATGCAATGGCAGCAGTTCATGTCTATCATTGGCGAGGCGCTAATTCAGGTGCTTTTGCCAGTGGTGCAGACTCTGAACCGGATTGTGTCCGCGCTAATCGACATGGCGAACGCTTTTAATGCAGCCATCACGGCTATCTTTGGCGGTGCCAATACGGAAATCACGCAGACGCAAGATAATGTGGGCGGTGTTTCCTCCGGTATTGATGAGGCTGTTGACAATCAGAACGCTTTGACCGATGCCACAAAAGAGACTAACAAGGAGCAGAAAAAGAGTATCGCTTCGTTTGATGAAATCAACAAGCTGACTGGAAATTCTGCAAGCGGCTCAGGTGGCGGAACGGGAGGAACAGCTGGCGGCGGCCTTTCCAAAATTGAGACTATTACCTCTAATGACATCGTGGAGAGTGCCGCGGAGAGCAAAATCTTAAAGCTGATTGACCGCCTTAAAGATGCATTTAGCCCTCTGGAAGACTCTTTCAAAAAAACGTTCGCCTATATTTCTGAGGGAGTAGGAAAGCTGACTGACGTTTTCCGCGATATGTGGAATGACATCAAGTCTCTTGGACCGCCTCTATATGATTGGTTCAACAATGAGTTTATGGACTTCTTGAACCAGTTTATTCTTACGGCTGGGAATGTTGTCGGAGGGCTTCTGGACTCTGCAGCAATGGTGCTTTCCGACATTTGGAACATCGTAATTTTCCCCACGCTGACAAAGTGGGCGGTTGATATTCTCCCTCTGCTTACTAACATTGCAACGCAGGTTTTGAGTGTTGGAGATGTGCTTTTTGAAAATGTCAAGGCCGTGTTTGACATGATTTGGCAAGATGCGATTGCCCCGGCCATGCAGATCATCCAAGATATTTGGAATGACGTTTGGAACAGCATTATCAAATTCTGGAATACATGGGGCGCACCCATTTTCGACCAGATCAAGGCCGCAATTAGTAACACAACGTCTGTTTTTGTGAATATCTGGAACACGATCTTGAAGCCGGTTTTGACTACTCTGGGCAATACCTTTACAGAGCTTTGGACTTTGCATTTGAAGCCGTTACTCGACAACTTCCTAAACTTTGTAGGTACGTTGATTGAAGGAGCGCTCCGTATCTATAACGAGTTTATCTTGCCACTGGTTGATTGGTTTGTGAACACCTTTGGACCTCCGATTTCTGCGGCATTTCAAGTAATTATTGATATTTTCGGGCAAGTCGTTGGAGCAATCGCAGACGGGGTAAGCCAAATTCTTCAATGGTTGACAAGCGTTATTGAGTTTGTTGTCAATGTCTTTACGATTGACTGGAACGAGGCATGGGATAGTATTTCGGAAGCGTTTTCTAATATTTGGAATGGATTTGTGCAGACAATCAAGGACGCGCTCAATATTGGAATCTCTCTTGTAAACAAGTTTATTGACTGGATCAACGAACATCTGGTTATTAGGATTCCGAAAGTCACGATTCCTTTCCTGGGAACGTTTGGCGGGCAAGAAATCCGCCCCTTTACAATCCCGAATATCCCGTATCTTGCGCAAGGAGCGGTTATTCCGCCTAATCGGGAGTTTCTGGCAGTGCTGGGCGATCAGAAACAAGGGACGAACATTGAGGCACCGCTATCCACGATTGAAAAAGCAGTGGAAAATGTTTTGAACCGGCGAGGGTATGGCAGTCAGCAGACAGTGATCCTGCAGCTTGACCGTGAGCAGCTTGGCAAAGTGGTCTATGAACTCAATAAAGCCGAGACACGGCGCATAGGGGTAAATCTGGCGGGGGTGTCATGAGCTACATCAAACTGAATGGAAAAGAGTTTGACGCGGATGTTGCCATTTCCGCCTATAACCGTAATTTCAATGTGTTGGACGGAGAGAACGCAGGTCGTGTAATGACTGGCCGGATGGTGCGGGACATCATCGGAACGTATATTGGCCATCAGCTGACAGTGTTTCGCCGGGGCGACAACTACCAGGGCCTTGACGAGTTCTGGGACTACTTGGTGGAACATTCTGTTGATGATTCTGTACAGTTGGAAGCTGCTGATGGGCAAACCACGATCTCGTATGAAGCCTATTACACCAGCGCCTCGCAGGATATGGAGAAAGTGGAAAACGGCATCAACTATTGGGGCGAAATCGAAGTCAGTTTTGTCCCCATGGAAGCGCAGGTGACTCCGTGAGTGTTACTACTGTACTTTACAAGGACATAGCGCCGGGAGCGGACGAGGACGCTTCTGTCTCCACTACGGAGGCCATGTCGTTTTCTTCTCCGTCTAAACTCCCGTTCGGTATTACGCCGGAGCCGACGGTCACTTGTGAGCTGAACCACTGGGGCTTGACTGGGGAATATGTCACCGTAGATACGCAGGAGGTTGCGTTCTGGTCTGTAGAAACGAGCGGAGATGACTGTAATTTTACAAACAAACCAGTCATCACGCTTGAGATGGACCAGCAGTATTCCTCCGTCGGCATTACGTTGGCGTTTGACACGGCATCCGGTGACTATTGCCCGTCTGTCAATATCAAGTGGTATCAGGGGGAGGCTCTCAAGGCGGACGTGGACTTCACGCCCAACACGGCAATGTATTTCTGTGGTCAGAAAGTGCAGAGCTATGACAAAGTGGTCATTACCCTGAACAGCACGAATTTGCCCAATCTCAGGGCAAAGCTGGAACATATTATTTTCGGCGTCTACCGCTATTTCGGAATGTCTGAGTTACGGTCCGCTTCCATCATTAATGAAATGAGCCTGATTTCCACGGAAATGCCTATCTCTACAATGAACTGGACGTTAGACAGCCGGGAAGACGTGGACTTTATGTTCCAGCTGAAGCAGCCTGTAGAGGTCAGGAACGACGATAAACTGATCGGCGTGTACTACATCGACAGCCACACCAGACAGGCGCAGAACCTGTACACAATCGACTGTCAGGACGCTTTTGGAGTGCTGGATGACAGCCCCTTCCCTGGAGGCGTGTACAACGAAAAATCAGCGAAATCTCTATTGGAAGAGATCGTGAATGGACAGTTTTCCATCCAGTATGATGCAGATGTTGAGGACACGGCTTTGACAGGAGTTATTACATCCGGAACTATCCGGACGGCTATACAGCAGGTGTTATTTGCGTGGGGCGTGTGCGCGTCAACTGATGGGCGGGACGGCATCCGAGTATTTAATTTGCCGGGGACTCCTGACGCCATCACAGAGGATTACACGTTTACTGGAGTCACCGTGGACACCAGCGCACTTGTGACAGAAGTTAGAGTGACCGCCCATGTATATACTCAGGCCGAAAACGGAGGCGTGGAGATCAACGGTGCCAAATACGACGATGCCAAAACAGTTTATACCATTACTAACCCAGATGTAATTGCCACTGATAAGCAAAATGTTATTGAGGTTGCGGACGCCACGCTGGTTTCGCCAGATATCGGGCAAGCAACGGCGCAGAGGGTCTATGACTACTATGCAAAACGGATTACCACCAATGCGAAGATCGTTTGGACAGGAGAGCTATTAGGGGATTGTGTGACGCTTCCCACAACTTGGGGGACCACGAATGCCGGGAATCTCCGCCGCATGGAAGTCAAACTATCAAATACCGTTGTGGCGACTGTGGCATCCCTTGGAGGCTAGTATGAGTATTATCGACACGTTGATAACAGACCGCACACAATCCGACGTGACCCGCTGGCGCACCTTACATGACAAAGGATGGGTCGGGATGACAGCCGACGAAAAAGCTGAATGGTCTGCCGGCGTGAGAGGAGCTTACAACGCAACGGACCTGAACAGAGTTGGGGAAGCGATTGAATATATCGCTGATCTGTTCAGCGGGTTTGGCTTTCCTATGGACATTATGCCTAAGACTGACTGGACTATCAATGATATTCCGACTAGCCAGGATTTAGAGGACTACCTTTCCAACGTGGCGGCAATGCGCTCCATGATGTCCAATATTCCCGTTTATCCCTCCGATTGGCAGGCTCCGCCGGAAACCCCTGAAACCATGCAACATCTCACCTATGAGCAGGCAAATGACATCGAGCGGATATTGACCGATATCAATGATTTGCTGGTATGGGTCAGCAACAATCTTCTGTGGGTGTTTGCTGGCGATGTCTATGCTGGCGAATGGTAAGGAGGCAACATGCAAGACAGAATCCCTACTTATCGGGGGCGGGTTAAACTTACTCCTGTCTCCGGTCAAGAGAATACATACGACCTTGTAAGGGCAGACGAGCCGTCACAGGTTGGAACGCCCCTCAGCACGGCTACGCTGTTTAAGCCGGAGACGGAAGCAGTATTTTTTGGGAATGCGGCAAACCGCACCGTTAACGACGCCCTATATCTGATTGGCACCACCTTTACGGCAGCTCAAATCCAAGTAACCTACAACGGAGGTGTTTAAATGGCACAGCAGTTAGGACAGGTGGCCGTCGGCACACTGGTAAAGCTCAATGAGAATGGTTCCCCTGTGGAATTCTATGTGGCGAAGCATGATTACGAGAGCGGTTTAAACGGAGCCGGACGGACGCTGTTAGTGCGGAAGGAATGCTATGATAATCGGGTGTGGAATAACGTTCAGGTAAATACATACGCCTCTAGCGCACTTGATAGCTGGCTCAACAGCGATTACAAGAATCTTCTGGACTCTGATTTTCTGACGGTAATTGGGACCACAAAATTTCAATATACCATTGGTTACGGAGATAAAACATTAAGCACATTAGAACGAGCGATTTTTCAACTTTCCAGAACAGAGCTTGGATTTACGCTCCCGGCTGATGCAAATTTTGAGGGAAATATTCTTCCTATCGCATCGATTTTGCAAAAAGCTTTTTTGAACGGGGAAACGAATTCGCAATGGACTCGAACACCAAATACATCTTATCTCACAGCTGCCTTTTTTGTATATGCAGGTGGAAATTCTGATTCGACTGGCGTTACTGCAGAAGCTGGCAGCCGCCCCGCTTTTACCGTCCCTTCCACATTGAGCGTAACTGACGATGGAACACTCTCTCTGGCGTCTGCTCCTCCACATGCGATAACTGTCCCTGCTCAAGCTATGCAGGGCAAACAGCTTGCAGTCTCCTGGCCTGCTGTGGACGGCGCTGACGGCTACATTCTGGAGCGCAAAGCAAACACGGACGCTGACTGGGTGCAGGTGTATTCTGGAGCCGATTTTACTTTTTCTGAAACTGCCGGGACTTGGGAATCGGTTCAGTATCGGGTAAAGTCTGGCGCCAATGGAAAATATGGCAAATATACAATCAGTTCCCTTGTTGATGTAGTTCCTGTCTCCATTCTGGTAATTTCCGGGTCCGACGGCAGCTTGGGCACTCTCACAAATGATGTGCAGTATGTGGTGTCCTCCAGCGGAACCAGTGCTTTGACGGTTACGGAATCTGCTGGACGAACTACCCGAACGTTCACGGCCACCAACGGCGCCACAATCAGAATTCCCGTGATGGACCTGCCCACGGGCACGGGCACAATCAAAATCACGGCTTCCACCAATCCCGGCAGCGGTGTGGTGACGGTGACGCGCAACTGGACGTACTCCAAGACGGCGCCGACGTTCGCGAATGCGGGGAGCACGGCTCAACTGCAACAGAATGGGAAGAACATTTTCCCGCTGACACTGCTGGAGTGTGTACGTGGGGCAAAAAGTCTGGCTCCTGGCGGGTTTGGCTTTGGGGATGCGGTGCAGAGCATTGAAACTACCAGCGCGGAGGAATCCTATGAGACATACTGCACCAAGGTAGACGCCGTGCTGAGTGGGATGCCGGACAGGACCGCAAAACTGGTGCTGGCCTATCCGCCTGCGGTGTACGGCAAAGCGGGTACTACGATATCGCTCTTATACAAGAGCGATGCGAACTACGCGGTCCTATCTAATATCGGTAGTGCGGACGCGGGGCTGTGCGGATGGCGGATGTTCAAGCAACGGTATCCCTCATCGTCGAGTCCAGCAGTTTGGATGCCGTTTGAATGGGAACATCCGCCCATGCGAACCGGCATCGAGTACCGCACCACTGAGCGCCACAATGGCAAACCAGTCTACAAGAAAGCCGTAAACACCGGAGCCCTCTCTGCGGGAACATCCAAGTCTGTAGCGCATGGAGTACAAGACATTGGGCTACGGTTATCCGCACTGTACGGATTAAACAACGATGGAGATAATCTGGTTGGCAATCCGGGTATCACTGGTATTTTAGTTGGCGGATCGAACATCACCATAACGACAGCGGCGGGATTCAGCACGAGCAATTCCTGGGTTGTCATCGCCTACACCAAAACCACGGATTAAGGAGGGCACCATGAAGATCATCAAATATCAGTTGGCAACAGAGATCAACCACGGCACCCCTGAGGAACCGGACATCGAGACGGTGTTAACTGCTGTTGTTGTGTCCTATACAGAGGAGGCTTACGCCATCGCCCAGGCGGAGGCATACCAAGGGCAGATTACCGTGGAGGACGATGGACAGCCGGAGCCGGAACCGGGAGCCGAGGACATTACTCTTGATATGCTGGCAGACCATGAGGAACGCCTGTGTATGTTGGAACTCACCACAACCACTGTATGACAGGAAAGGAGCAGGACCATGACAACTGTATACAATCTTTGCAAGCTGCTGATTGACCGGGGCCGCACTGACGGCCTTCAGGAGAAGATGGACGTGTATCTCGCCGCCGACAGGCTGACCCCGGAGGAATACAGCGCCCTCAGTAAGATGCTGACTGCGGAGGCGGCAGAGTAAGGAGGTCCCAATCAATGGACGAGAAGTGTATTCTGGACCCGCAAAGGGACTGCCTGGGCCTCCAGAAAGCCAATATGCTGGAAAAGCAGATGTCGGAATGGCGGGAGGCGTCCCGCAGCACCCACAAAGAACTCTTTGACCGGATGCGGGAACTGGAAAAGGCGGAGGCCGCCCGGAATGAGCAGTACGACAATATCATGGAGAAGCTGGACCGGCTGATCGCATGGCAGGAGGCCGAGCAGGCCAAGCCGAAAAAGCGGTGGGAAGCCATCGTGGACAAGTCCGTGTGGGCGGTTCTGGCGGCTGTGATTGCGTTTATTTTGGCCCGCATTGGGCTGTAAAAAAGCGACGCCCCCGAAGGAGCGCCGCAAGCCCGTAGTATTCGTTGTCTCCGTCCATTGCGACTTAACGCGGAGGGAGCGCTATCAAAACAGCACACGTCTGCACAACGGGCAATAACATCTTACATCATTAGAAACCGGCGGTCAAGCCGGATATTTGAAAGGAGCTACCAATCATGAACAAGACCATCAATAACATCATCGATGACTTCAAGAGCGGCAAGATTACTGTGGAGGATGCCAACAAGCTGCTGGTTGAGGCTGGCGCCGGATTCTCCCTGAACCCCGAAAAGAACCCCTATGGCGGATGGACCGAGGCAGAGATGGCGGAGGGCTTCCGTCCTGGTGAGGCAAAGGATCCTCTGCCGGACAAGGTAGACATGGGCCGAAATCAGGCGCTTGCCGGACAAGTGGTTCGCCAGAATACCAAGCGCGGAAAGTTTGACGTGACCTATGATGCAGACGGTTATGCCGTCAAGGCCATCCGAGTGTAATCGGGAGGTCTGATATGGATATTTCCTCTCTTGGCATTACCGGCGTGGCGGCTATCACCGTTATCTGCCTGCTGATTGGGCAGGGCGTCAAGGCGTCCGGCCTGGACAACAAGTTTATTCCTATCATCTGCGGCGTCTGCGGCGCTGTGCTGGGCATTGTCGGCATGTTCATCGTGCCTGACTTTCCGGCCACGGACTACATCACCGCGGCGGCTGTGGGCATTGTGAGCGGCCTGGCTGCTACTGGAGCCAACCAGGTAATCAAGCAGCTGGGAAGTGACAGTAAATGAGCTACACGATAAAGGAGCAGCTGGCGAACTCCGGGAACTATGGCGGTTCCCGGAATGCCAGCCAAATCCGGTATCTGGTGTACCACTACACCGGGAATGACGGGGACAAGGCGGCAAACAACGCAAAGTATTTTCAGAACAACATCGTCAAGGCCAGCGCCCACTACTTTGTCGATGATACTACAGTCTGGCGGTCTGTGCCTGATCTAAAAGTGGCATGGTCCGTCGGCGGCAGCAAGTACGCCAACGCCCACAAGACTGGCGGCGGCACCATGTATGGTGTTATCACCAACACCAACAGCCTTTCCATTGAGATGTGCGACACCATCCGGAACGGCGTCTATCAGGCCAGCGAAGCAACTCTTGCCAACGCTGCCGCCCTGGGCCGGGCACTGATGGAAAAGTACGACATCCCAATTGAGAACGTGTACCGTCACTTTGATGTGACTGGGAAGCACTGCCCGTCGTACTTGGTGAACGCCCAGAAGTGGGCAGAGTTCAAGAAGAGACTGGAGGTCAAGATCATGGACAATACACCCAGCGGCGCCCACAAGGAGGGCGTGGAATGGGCCATTGCAAACGGCATCCTGACGGGCAACAGCGAGGGGGACCTGATGCTCTCCCAGCCCGTTACCCGGCAGCAGATGTGCACGATGCTGTATCGGTTTTGGAAGCTGATCGAAAGGACGTGAAACTGTGGCAACTGCCCGTGTCAGATTACCGGATAGCCTGGATGGCCTTATGCGCTCCGAGATGGAGACGGCCATCCGGGAAGCTAATCTTGGGAACGACGATACGGACATTGCCCGGCGCTACCTGATCGACCAAGTCCCGCAGATCGACATTGCAGCGGAGTTCGGCTGGGAGCGGTCTACCATCTCTCACCGAGTCAAACGGATTCTCCACAAAGTTGAAAGCACAGCTCAAAAACTACATTTCACATAATTTCACCTAAACCCCGCTTGGGAACCACCCAGGCGGGGGCTTTTTTTGCGAAAATATCATCAGGAGGACGTAAGGAACAAGGGCTGGTACACGTCGCCGCCCTCCTTGCGGCCTCCTGATTTCTTACATAAGGACGTGTTTTAAGTTGATCCTGAATGGTTCAGAACTGGTGGCCCGGCTGGTGGCCTGCGGCTTCACGGAGTCCACAGCAAGAGACACCTGCGAGAAGTATGCGGCGGAGGGAGACTTCTCCGGATTGGAACGGTTTATCCGGCAGAACGAGCTTTTGTACGATGACAGGAAACAGTACGTTTGAATATTACAACGCCAATAGAGACGGAAAGAACGTAGGCGATTGCACCGTCAGGGCAATTTCCGTTGCCCTAGATCAGGATTGGGACACCACCTATTGGGGGCTATGCTGGGAGGGCTACCTTGCCGCAGATATGCCGTCAGGCAATCCGGTTTGGGGCAAATATCTTCGTCGTAAAGGCTGGCGGCGCTATCTACCAGAGTACGACGATATGACTGTACAGGAGTTCGCCCATGAGCATCCCTATGGCATCTATCTGTTGGCTCTGGACACTCACATTGTCTGTGTTTTTGACGGGCGCATCATAGACACTTGGAACAGCGGCGGAAAGACCGTGCTGTATTACTGGATGGAGGATTGAGTATGCCGTATCAATATATGCCGGGCTATCAGCCCATGTACTATCAGCCGCCCATGCCGGATCAGCTGGCCCAGCTTCGCGGGTCTCAGTTTCAGCCCATGCAGCCGCAGATGCCGCAGGCACAGCCCCAGCAGGCGGGAAATCCTATGCCTTCTTCGGTGGATGACCGCATTTGGGTGCAAGGAGAGAATGCGGCAACGGCGTATTTGGTAGCGGCTAACGGTTTTGTGCGCCTTTGGGACAGCACAGCCCCAGTTTTCTACGAGAAACGGGCAGATGCACAAGGCAAGCCGTTTCCTATAGTTGCCTATGATTATAAGAGGCGCAGAGAAGACTTTTCGGCTCCGCAGGCGACTCCCGTGGAGTACGCCACTAAGCAGGACCTAGACGCTTTGGCAGCCCGTGTAGAGGCTCTGGCAACAAAGAAACAGACTACTAAAAAGTCGGATACAAAGGAGGATGCAGAATGAATCCCTTTTTCAACGCGATGGGAGGCAATCGTCAGCCCAACCTGATGCAGCAGTTTCAGCAGTTCATGCAGCAGATGCGCGGCAAGGACCCCAACGCCATGATACAAGAGATGGTATCCTCTGGCCGCATTACTCAGGACCAGCTCAACCAGGTCCAAAAGCAGGCCCAGCAGATGTCAGGTGTGTTTGAAGGGATGCGGGGAATGTTTGGGAAATAAAAAGCAGGGGCATTAAACCCCTGCATATCTCCAAGCATATCCGTGTGTTTGAGAAAACAACCCTTTACAACATTTTCCGATTTTGGTTGCTAAGCACCCAGTTTCTCGTGCAGCTTCTTCTATACTCCCATACGTTGCAAGGACTTTCCCGGTCAATAAGTCTATTTGTTGAACAGAAATAGAGGACGCATTTTGAAACCCGGATTTTCCAAGCCACGGTTTAGACCCTTTATTTATCCCGATTTTATATGCGTGTTGATTGTTTTCTGATGGAGTGCACCACTCCAAATTATCAACACAGTTATTAGTTTTATCTCCATTGATATGGTTTACCTGTGTCTTATCCTTCGGGTTTTCTAAAAAGGCAGATGCAACCAGCCTGTGGACCTGAAAATATTTAGATTTCTTATCTTTATATAAACTAACACGTAAATACCTTCCGTCGGCACAAACCGGAGATAAAATTTTTACTCTATCGTGCATTTTGGTGGACTGTAAACTTTTGACCCGTCCCATGTTGCTTACTTGATATAGCCCTTCATAACCGGCAATATCTTTCCAAATTTCGTTCATAGCACTTACCCTTTCATGCTCCCTGAATTTTAGATTGCGTGGAAACCGTCAGGGTAACGGCTTATCGGGAGCGACCCTATCCACGCATAACAATTATATCAAAAAATCAGCAAAAAGTATATAGATGCGGCCGCATTTATAAATATTTTCACAAAGGAGAAAGTTATATGTCTCTTAGTAATGATGCAACTCTGACTATGCCGGTAGCTCCTGCGTATTCTGCTGGCGGTTATGGTAGCAATGGCTCCATGTGGGGTGGAGACTGGTCTGCCTGGATTATTTTGTTCCTCATTTGGGGTGCTTTTGGTGGCGGCTGGGGTAATGGTTTCGGCGGTAGTTTCGGTGGGGCGAACGGCCCTGGTTTCCAGGGGTATGCCACACGCTCTGATATCAACGAGGGCTTCGCCCTGAACAACCTCCAGAGCGGCATCAACTCCATCCAGAATGGAATCTGTGACAGCACCTATACCCTGACCAACGCCATCAACAACGGCTTCCATGGCGTGGATACCGCTGTGTGCAACCTGGGCTATCAGACGCAGGCGGGCTTTAATGCCATCGGCGCCCAGCTGGCGCAGTGCTGCTGCGATACTCAGCGGAGCATTGACGGTGTCCGCTATGACATGGCTACTCAGGCTTGCGATACCCGCAACACCATCCAGTCCAGCACCCGCGACATCATCGACAACGCCAATGCCAACAGCCGCGCGATCCTGGACTTCCTGACCCAGGACAAGATCGCTACTCTGACGGCTGAAAACCAGAGCCTGAAGTTCCAGGCTTCTCAGGCGGCTCAGAACGCTTTCTTCACCGCTAATCAGGAGGCCCAGACCGCTGAACTGATTCGCCGCATCAACCCCATGCCGGTCCCGGCCTATCAGGTGCCCAATCCTTATGCCGGATGTGGCTGCAATCCTTGCGGCTGCGGCTGCTAAAATCCAATACATCAACTTTCCGGCATGACCGGAATGTTCGGCCCCGTGCCGATTTTGAACCATGCGGCGGGGCAACAGCCTCGCCGCTATCTTTTTGAAAGGAATGAAGTTTATGGCTGAATACAGCAACAGCGCAATTGTAACCGTTGCCGCTGGTCAGAACGTGCCTTTTACCGAGGAGGCAAACACAGGCAAGCCCTGCATTGTGCATCGGGAAGGCGCTGGGCTGGTGACTCTTCGCGGGCTCACGAACCAGTGTCGGGCAAAATTCAAAGTCTCCTTTGGAGCGAATATTGCTATCCCCACCGGTGGGACCGTGGAGGCCATCACGGCAGCGATCTCCATCAATGGTGAGGCGCTGAACGCTTCCACCGCTACCATCACCCCGGCTGCCGCAGAGGATTTCTTCAATATTTATGTTTCCGCTGTGGTGGATGTCCCTCGTGGCTGCTGTGTTACCGTAGCCGCCCGAAATACCAGCACCCAGCCTATCCTCGTTGCCAACAGTAATTTTATTGTTGAGCGCATCGCGTGAAAGGAGAAAAACATGAGAGAATACAGTGAAGTCAGAGAAATCCTCTGCGATCTCCTGTCTGATTCCATCAAAGACGGGAAAATTGCTATCGGTGATGTAGAGATCATCAAGAATATGCTGAGCGGCATTGAGAAGACATACAAGATTGAAATGTTTGAAGAGGATGGCAGCTACAGTCAGGCAGCCGACATGGACTCTCCTTCCAGCTATGCCAGAGGCTCCAGCTATGCCAACCGTGGCAAGCACTATGTCCGGGGCCACTACAGCCGGGACGGCGGCTACTCCCGTGACGGGCGCGGCGGATACAGCCGCCACGACTCCAAAGAGGCTATGATGGAGCAGGCTCAGGAGATGATGGATAACGCTACTACTGAGAGGGAGCGCGACGCCATTCGCCGCTTTATGTCCGAACTGGGTCGGGATTGATAGGGGGTGCCCCCTATGCTAGACCCCAAAGAGATCGACATTGAGATTGCACGTCTCGAATATGGAGAAAGCAGCTATCCCGCATACGCTAAATTGGCAACCTTGTACACCATCAAGAACCAGATGCAGAAGCAAGAACCGGAAATGCAAAATCGCACCTATGAGCAAGCCTATTCTGCGGCTCCGGCTGAAATACCTGTAGAGGTCGGGAGATACGGAGACAGCGAATTTCTCCGCGAGGTTGAAGGGAGAAACGAGGAGCAGGTATGGGGCATTATGGATGACTTGATGGACACGCTACAAGTTGCTAACCCCCGTGTGTATAACGGGGTAATGCGGAAGATTAGAGGATTGTAATGTTACTTACACGTTACTAACAAACATAAAATCTTTTGAATAAAGAGAAACCCTAGAACCTTTGCGGCTCTAGGGTTTTCTTTGGTGGAGACTACTGGACTCGAACCAGTGACCTCCTGCGTGTGAAGCAGGCGCTCTAACC